CGTCGCCCCGGGCGTCCAGGTAAAGGTGCAGGCGAAGGTGTTACCCTGCGAGACGGTTACTTGATTAGTGCAGCTCATCGGGTCTTAACCTTGCCCCGATTGGAAGGGGGGGGTCAAAGGTCAAAGGAAACCACGTCCGTCGAGCTCGTGATCGTCTGGAAAGACCCGGTGACGCCGTTAAGCGCCGAGTAGGCCATCGTGTAGGTCGTCGCGTCAATGACCACGTCCCGACCTACCCAGACGTTCTGGACCTCCACGTCGTCGAGGTAGTTCGGGGCATAGGTCTCTGCCGGGTCGGTGTTATAGCCGCCGACATAGAAGGCAGACGAGGCAGGGAAAGGTGAGCCAGGGAATGCGAGGGGGCCTTGATAGCCTGCCTGGGGGATGCCGCCCGAGTCCGTCCAGCTGACAAAGTTCCACCACTGAGCGCAGCGGAAGAAGGTGTTGGCCTCTGAGGCCCAGCCGTCAGTCGCGACGTTGTTATGAGTTCCGCCGGCGATGCCGAAGTAGGTGCTGAAGATGGGCGTGCGGTTGCGACCCCAAGTGGAGTTGGTTTCCGATGCTCCGATCAGGACGCCCATCAGATGCGGGCGTAGTAGTATTTGGCGGTGGCCCCGTTGACCTTTACGCGGTCACCCCAGAGGGAGCCGTTGACATATTGATGCAGGGTCCAGACGGTCGGGGCCGAGACGTTATCCACGTCTACCTTGGCAAGCAGGACATACCCATTTGTGTCGGTGTCCGTCAGTTCTACATCGGACGAGATAACTTTAGGGTAGGGCGTATTAGCGATGTTCGGGTCTGGGAAGGCGTAGGGCGACGCGGCCTCGGGACCGGCTCGGAGATAGACCCAAGACTCCTTGGTCGAGGTGTTGAACGTCAGGACATTCGTGGGAGGCGTAGGGACGCCGGATGTCGTGCTGTCCAGCAGCTTCTCGACGCCACCGATGACATCGTCCATCTCTGGGACTAGGTTGTTTAGCGTCCCGGTAATGACCTGAAAGCGGATGGCGCCGCTGACGACTGCGACAATCTTGACCTTGAAAGGGTGGTCGGGCGAAGAGTTAGTGGCGGACGGAAACGGATCAGACGTGTCCAGCGTAAAGCCGTGCGAGGACGAGTCGAAGTTATAGCCGACTCCGGGTTGGATTTTCATCAGGCGGGAGCGTAGACCGCCGAGTTGTAGCCTTCGCGGTTATAGCGCAACTCATACTGGACCTTGTAAAGCAGGCCGAAGTCTTCGAAGGATACCTGAGCCAGGAGCAGTTGTTTTTTGCCGCTGATCTCGAAGGCCGTTCCCATGTAAGTCGGAACCAAGTCCTTTGACGCGAAGGAGCCGTTGCCAGAGGTCTTGCCAACCGCGTTCCGCAAGTTGATGACTAAGGCCGAGCTGCTCGTGTAGAAAACGCCGGACAGTGAACACTGCGGGGCAAGGTAGTTGGTCTTGCCGTAGAAGTCCTTGAACTCGGGTTTCTTGAAGCCGAGGAACTTTCGGCCGATAGCGGCTTCAAACGTGGCGCCATTGTTGCCCTGGTATTCGCTCGTAGCACCAGCGACCGAAGGGTAAGCAGGGGTCGCAATCGAACCAGTGCCCACGCCCGCAATCGGTGAGCCAGAAAAGCCAAGCGCGGTGGCGACTTCAAAGAAGTTCGGGTGGGTCGTGATGTGCTCCGAGGTCAGGCCCTGAGAGCCGGTGATCTGAGGGTCGGTCGAGGCGCCGTAGCCAGGGTTGATGCCCACATAGTCCACCGAGTAGGTAGCGATGCCAAGGTTCTCAAAAGATACAGAGTACTTGTGAGCCTTGCAGTAAGAGTAGGCCCCCTGCGGGCAAGCCGACCCACGGTTAATCGTGCCACCGATGGACGCCGTGATTGCGGCCTTGAAGACGATGGTGCCCGTGGCGAGGCCGTAGCCGTCCTCTTGGAACTTTGCTCCAGGCTGTTGGAGAACGGTGGTGAGGTTGTTGCCAGTGTCGACGCGTGCCATAAATTATTTGGATTGGGTGCCCTTGGTGAAGTCTGCGGACATGAAAGGATTACGATCCACGAGGTTCTGGAGAAGCCCGGTCTGCTTGCGCTGCTCTTCAAGCTGGGCGTTCATGGCCTCCATGACCGGATTAGGTCCGACGCCGATGACGTTTCCGAAGCCTTCCGGGCCTTTGAAGTCTTTGGTTACATTTGCAGACGGAGTGAGGCCGGTTGCTTTAGATTCCTTGGCGATTAAGCCCTGAACTTCGTTTTGAATCTTAGGGTCTAAGGCAATCTGACCCCGAATGAAAGACGACTCAATAACCACACCACGCTTTTTCATTTCACGAGATACAATTTCATCGGCGGCGTCTGTTTCAAGGAACTCCTCGGTTGTCTTAATCCTTTGAATCTTTGCGGCCTCAGTGTCTTGGGCGGCTTTTTTCTCGTTGTTTTTCTTGTTAGCCCAATACTTATCTTCAGCAGACATTAGGGCGTTAGTACCGTCGATAGCGGCTTGATTAGCGTCTTCTTGCTTCTTTTGGTTGTCCGCAATAATCTTGCCAATAAAGCCGATGGCAGCGCCTAGCAACGCCATAGGCCCAAGGAAGGAAAGGAAGATGTCCTTGAATGACGTGCTGAACTTCTTCTGGATGTCCTCGACCTGTTTACCAAAACCAGTCGTCGCCTGCTTGGCCTTGTCCATCGCCTGCGGGACGTCGGAGGTCGTCTTGATGTTGACTGTCAGGTCTTGGGCCATGTCAGGGGGTGCTTTCCTTTGCAGAATTGGAAGCAGCCGCGGCGGCATCCTTGGCTTCTTCTTCGGCCATGAAGGCTTCTTCCTCGGGCGACATGATCGCCACGTCCGCACCCTTGCGGATAGCCAGGGCGGAGTTGAGCCAGATGGCCTGACACTCCGGCATCTCCCAAGCCCGCTGCTCAGGGATGCCCGACGCGATCAGGTTGGCCACGATGGACAGCGGCCAAGGCACCCCCTTGTCGCCGCCCCCTGACTTGGTCTTGGTCTGCTCCCAGAACTTCGGCCAGTCTTGGACGAGAATATAACCGGCGAAGGCTTCAAGCAAGCGCTCAAACTTGGCGGGGTGACGATTTAAGCTGAGTATGCGAAGTTTATCCATCCAGCCGATGTCACCTAGTTGTTCTTCGGCGCACACTTGGCAGGCGAAGATAAGGTCGGCGGGGGTGATGCCGCGAGAGCCGGTGACCAGCGGGGAGTCGAAGGCCATCAGCCGCACCCGATACTTGAGGCACCAGGGGTAAAGAGTTCGACCCAGAATCCTGAAAGGAGCCGGGTCGACGTAGGCGTTGAGGAAGCGACGGTCCACTGTCCTCTAGACTGCCCCCTTTTCGGGGGTGTCAATTAGGCAGGCGTGATGCCTTCGTAATCAATCGCCGTGATCGTGACGGCGGTGAAGCCCTTGTTCGAGCCCTTGTCGTCAATCTTGGTGATGGTGCCGACAAAGGATACAGAGGCGGCTCCGCTAGGATAGGCGGAGGCGGTGTTCACCGTGAAGGAAAGGGCGGCGCCGAGGGTGGGCATGGTCGAGGTCTTGGCGATGCCTTCGATGGTGATCTCGCTCTTGCGGTCATCGAGGCGGTGCGTCTTGGTCAGGCCCGTCTCGTCGACCACAGTGGCCTCGGCGTTAAAGGAGGACGAGAGGCTGTAGCTCTGGACGAAGAGGTTGGTGACAGTACCCGCGACTCCGTAGATACAGGTGGTTCCGTTTGAGATGGCGGCCATTTGTAATTGCAGGCTTTGGAATTGTCTTAGGCGGGCAGAACCACCAGCACGTCAAACGAGAAGGAAGTCGCCCAGGAGCGCTCGTCGATGCCTTCGTCTTCGGACTGCATCGTGACGTCGTAACAGGCCGCGTCGGTCGAGGTGACGAAGGCCGCCTTGATGCTGGTCAAATCGCGCATATTGCCAGACAGGGCGGCACAGCGGGCGCGGTGATCGGCGAGGGTCGTGTCGTCGGCGTTCGAGAAGAGGGTGATACGGACCGAGCAGCTGAAGTTGCCTTCGCCCTCGGGGAGGTCGGCAGGGCTGCGGGCAGACTCGCAAAGCACCACGGCCTTGGGCAGGGTCTGGGTCGCGGCGCTGTCCCCGGTCAGGAAGGCCACGGTGGTCAGCCCGGTCTGGGTGGATAGGTAGGTGGCCAAGGTGGCCTCTACGATGTGCCTAATGCTCTTCGTGCCCATTGTACCTTTGCCCGCTTTGGTAGGGAAAGGGGCTTGACGAGGCAGGGGGCTAGGCTTTTGCTTCAGGAGTTCCACCGATGCTCTGCCAACAGGACCCAGTACTTGCCGCCTTCTTCGCCATCTTCGAGGATGCGGTACCGCGTCAGCCCAAGCGCCGTTCGCCCAAGGTTCGCCGTGGGCCTATGCTGGCCCGCCTGTATGCTGGCGAGACGCCTGCGTCCTATGTCTGTGAGCCCAAGGTCGACGGCCTCCGCGTCCTGATCACTGCGGACTTGTCCCGCCGCGCCGTCCGCTTTGAGACGCGCAACGGCAACCCGATGCCCTCCCTCGACCATCTGGCCGAAGAGGTGCTCGACCTCCTGGCTGGCAAGGACGGCGTCTGGCTGCTCGACGGCGAGGCCGTGTCCGGCAAGTCCTTCTTCACCTCGGTCGGTGCTCTGCGCTCGGAACAGTCCGCCGACGATGCCCGGGTCTGGCTGTTCGACCTTCCCTCCGTGGAGGGCGATTACAGCACCCGCCGTGCCTCTCTGGAGGCTTTGTTTGCTCAGTCCTACCCTACGTCCCTCCTTCTCATCCCTAGCGTCTCCTGCACCCCAGAGGATGCCTTTGTCCGCTTTACCTCCGAAGGCTTTGAGGGTGCCATGGTCAAGGATACGACCGCCCCCTACTCCCACGGCCTTCGCTCCAGGGCTTGGCTCAAGGTCAAGGACGCCGACACCACCGACGCCGAGATTGTGGACGTGGTCGAAGGCACGGGCAAGTGCGCCGGGATGGCTGGCCATATCGTCGTGCGCTGCGGACGCCGCTTGGTCAATGTCGGCACCGGCATGGATAACGCCACCCGGACCGCCCTGCTCGCCGACCGCTCTCAGCTCATCAGCCAGACCGCCGAGGTAGACTTTCAGATGAAGACACCCAACGGCTCCCTCCGTCACCCGGTGTTCGTGCGGGTTCGCGGGGACAAGTAATCACATCCCGTTCTTCTTGGCGGTTCGGGCGATGAACTTTTCAAGGTCCTTCTGCATCATCTTATCCCGATTGCCTAGCGCAAGGGTCAGTGTGTCTGCCGCGTCGGCGATGTAGTTGACGTTGCCGAGGAGGTTCTTGATCTGGATGAAGACCTCCTTGACGGTATAAGTCTGCGTGGCCGAGCCTAGGCCGCCGTGACGGGCCACCCACATCGTGTCCCGCAGCTTGGCGCCGAAGCGTCCGCTTGCGACGTTGGACTGCATAGGCGGCTTGAGCATCGTTAAAGCCCGAAGCCATCCGGCCTTGGTCTTCCCGACGGCCATCTGGCGTTCCCTGATATACTCATCGAGTTCTTGCTTTGACTCAACCAGGAGCCGAGGGACGCC